TGGCCGCGCCCTGCTGACCTGTGGCGCCCGTGGGGCCCGTGACTGTGCTGGCCGCGCCCTGCTGACCTGTGGCGCCCGTGGGGCCCGTGACTGTGCTGACCGCGCCCTGCTGACCTGTGGCGCCCGTGGGGCCAGTCCCTCCGGTGCCTGAAGTCCCGCCCCCTCCACTACCGGCGGCACCGGTCGCACCGGTGGGACCAGTAGCAATGTTGATCACAACACGAACCGGGTAAACCGGGATCGGTTTTGGCACGTCAGGCTCAACTGGAATATATACGTTTGTAACGGGCATTATGGCACGCTCACCACTTGATATAACAAAGTGGGCATCTGTTGCGCGGTCGTAATCTCAGAGAAACCAGTTGGGCCTGTTGGCATAGTAACATTGGCGATCCCTGCACTGGTTTGCGCGGTTCCCGTCACCGAAACACCAAACAAAGTAGCTGCATTGGCAAGAGTAGGGGACCCAAAAAACTGACCGGGCCCGCTCTCAAAAATGTGAAAACCGGCGCCACCGATACCAACAAGACGTTGGGTCGTATCAGACGCTTGAAATGCTAACCAATACCATCCGGGCGTAGTAATTGACACATTAGAATTAAGCGCTATAGATATAAATCCAGTTGAACTTGAAATTGAGCCTGCACCAGAGCCCAATAACGTTCCCGGCCGCCCAGAGGAAAGATTCGTGTATATACCGACATTCCAGTAATCAACGCCCGCAGCACCGACAACTGCAAAGATCGCAAGACTTTCAATAGTAACTGGTAATGAAATATAAAGCGGGTAGAAATATACAGAGCCGGCAACCAAGGCAGTCCCGGTTGCTGTTTGGGAAAAATTCGGAAGATACCAATTACCCCCAGTATAGTTCACTCCCGGAGAAGCAGAACCTGTCGGACCGGTACTCGCGAACCCAGTTGGACCAGTCGGACCGGTACTCGCTAAACCAGTTGCACCCGTGGGGCCCGTAACCGTGCTGGCCAGCCCCTGTGAACCTGTGGCTCCCGTGGCGCCGGTTAGACCTTGAACACCCTGAATACCTGTCGGACCCGAGGGACCCGCCACACGCACCGGATACACCGGAACCGGCGGATATGTATTCTTCAGCCGTGGAATTTGGACGCTGGTGACGGGCATGTTAGTCCTCCACCGTCACACCATAATCCACTTTCACCGTGCCATACATGAGCGCGTCCCGCTGCCCGGTGGTGTTATTCACCATGATCAGGTCGAACTCGTACTTGGTGTCCGGCTGGAGCGCCGCGCGGATCGCATGGTCACTCACATACATGGACAAAATCCGGTTGATCGGGTCCTGCACCACGATCGTCCCAGCCGCGCTACTCGTTGACAATACCGCAGTGGTGTCAGACCGGTGCAACTTCAGGTCCAACAGGAAGCTCATGCCATTGAAGTTCCACGTCTGATCATCGGCGAGACCAAACTGGAAGGCATCGGTCCAATAGGTATTATTTTGAACAACAATTTCAACAAATGTAAGCCCACGGGTACCCATGTTAGAACATCCTGTTATTACCGATCGCCACGCCCCAGCCGCGCTGGCTGGCTGTCCGGAATTGCTGTGGATAGGCCCACGCCTGCCCGCCCCAAGAGTTACGGCACATCGCGCGCACCCGTCCGATATTCACCCCTTGGCGGAACCGCTGGTAGTTCAGCTGGCCCATCTTTTGATCCGAGTACGGCTTGTCCGTTTGAAGCTGGAGCATACCCTTGATCCCCGCAAGGATGTACGGCTCATAGGTGTTCACCACCCAGTAGGGAACGTCCGGAAGCTCATTGTTATGCGGGATTTTCACCGATTTGATGACCGTCGCCCAGACCGAGACCTCGTTACTCTGTGCAAACTGAAGCCGCATCACCGGAGGCTCAGGCATGTCAGCTGAGATACCGAAGTGATTGGCCTGTACGATCCCGGCAAGACCGATGATCCGCCCCTCCGGAACGTTGTCGCCCATGCTCTGCGGCTGGCCGGGCACGAGGTAATAATACTTGACCCCAGGCATGACTTGGCCGGGGATCGCCTCCAGCCAGAGAGAACTATCGTTAAAGAATTCGTGGAACACGTCGAACATCACCAGCCGGATCATGCCATCACTCACGCCAGCAAGCTCCACGCGGGCGCGGTCATACAGATACTGACGGTGGGTCTTCTGGGATTGCACGGTCCCCGCCGTCGGGCCGGTGGCACCTGTAACGCCAAAGAACGCCGGTCCGGTAGCCGCGCCGGTCACACCGAGGAACTCTACCCCAGGCCCTCCTGTCGCGCCGGACGGGCCCGGCTGCCAATAGCGCGGCTCGTCCATGTTACACCTTTGGCGGCTGCTTGCCCTTGGTCACGTCGACCCCGGTCAAGGTATTGATGAATGTCTTCATGAACCCAGTCGCCCGTTCGTCCTCGATATCTTCCTGATCGCGCGTAAGTGCATACGAAACAATGCCAGCAACAAACGCAGGACGGAACTGAAGGTCCATCGGAACGTATTCCTGCCACGTCGGATTATCGTCATCGTCAGCGTCCCCGTCCTCATTGGCAGCGCCATCCTCGGCGTTGCTCCAATAGAACTGTGGGACTGCATCAAGATATCCGATGAACAAGTCCGGCCGGATACGGCGGGCGTCCATCAAGGCCATATTAAGCGCACGCACAAGGCTATGCGTCGAATAGCGGTACGGGATCACTCGATCCTGCAACACCGTTCGCACGTCACGAATATAACCTCCGACCGTGTCGAACATGGCGCGCTCCAAAGGAAAGGGCCGGCAGAGAGTATCCCGCCGGCCCTAATTTTCCGTTACAACCCAGCTATTAGCTGCCGGGGGTAACCTGGGCCTGAACAAGTGCCTTGCCATCGACTACTTGATACCCATAGACCTGGAGGCCACGGAGGATTTGGCCAAAGGTCAACTCAGACCGCAGGGTCTCAACCTTGCTGATCTGGCTCGCGAACGTCAGTCCGTGGGCGTGTCCCGCGTAGATGGGCCACTCGCCGGGCTGGAAGTGCACGTTGTCCGAACTGTTGTTCGGCAGCAAGTTGCTGATATAAATGGTGAACCGGTCCACCATTCCGAGGCGCCCGTTGCGCAGCATCGAAACGCTGTCGCCCGAGAGGTACGCTTGCCGCAGTTCGGACTGCTTGATCATGCGGCCAGCCCATGCCGGCATCACGACCCAGCGCCCAACCTCCGGGATGTTCTGCTCGTCCAGCGTCTGGCCCATGCGCATAAGCAAGTCCAGAAGTTCGACTTCGCCGGCGGTCGGATCACGTGCCACGACCGAGAGCGGGGAGCCGGTGACACCCAGGTTGATCGTGCCGGTGATTACACCGGCCGCGGTGCCCTGGTTGGCAGCGACCATTTGGCCCGAGATACCATCGAGCACATCAGTGTCAACCGCGATCTTCAGCTGTTGCGCAGCGTCATCGGACCACATGGACAGGATGTTCAGGTCCGACTGGATTTCCATCACGTCATCCAGGATCAGCGAGAACAGCTTGCCATTGCCGATGTAAAGCTCCACGGTTCCGCCGGACGGCCGATCGAGAGGAAGCAACTCGTCCGCGGAATAGTTGTGGATGGTGATCGTGGGCTTCGTGCGGATTTTCACACGGTCGCCCTTATTCTTGATCTCGCCCTCGTAATCAGTGTTCGAGATGGCGGCCAAGACGGTCGACGCGTAGAACTTCTCCACAAGCTTGCCGCTCCAGATTTCCGGGATAAACCCGGTCGCCTGAAGGGTATTGGCTACACCACCATTGGGGTAGATGTCGCCAGCTGCCGAGCCAGTTACACTGGCAATCGGAAATGCACCAGACGGGATACCCATAGCAGACCCCTGCTAAGTTGCGAGGACAGCGTCCTCATGGATTAATCGGATGGGGAAGCGCGTATCGGGTGCGGCAAAAGCGGCACTACCAACTTCGCGAGGGATACGTTGACAGATTGCGCTTGCAATCGGTCGTAAACGGAGCCATATAAAAGGCGCGGGGAGACCCGGCGGCTCTTGAAGCTCACCCCTATATTATGATAGGAAAGTTAAAAATGCCCTACACTGAAATAGCCGCGGCAGATTATGTTATCTCACACGTCCCGCCCGCTGACATTCAAAAATGAATGCCTGATCATTATGATAATCCTGCTCCCGGCCCTGGTAAACGCCCTTTCGGACGTTGGCAAAGAACTGGGCTATCTGACCACGAGTGATCCATTGGGGATCATTTAAAGCGGTAGGTAGTGCGCCTTGCGCCGGTCGTGCATGCCCAGGCGCTGCGAGTGACGTTAGCTCTATCGCCGGATTGTGGGGCGCAGCCGTGGATAGCGACGGGTCAGTACTCGACAAGAATTCAGTAGACCCTGTAGCTTCTTCATCTGCGAGGAACCCTCGGAAGAAATGCAACACCCGAGCGGCGTCGGCGGCTCCATGTGCTTCTTTTAGCATATCCTTGCGAAGCCGCCCAGAATATAAATCCCGAAGCGACAGCCACTGCTTGAAGCGCGGGCTCAGATTGATCTGTGGCCAGTTTGGCAATTGACTATCAAGCAGTCCCTCGATCGACTGGATCGAAGTCTTGCGCAGTTGCTGGCGCAGCATATTGTTCTGTTGTTCCAAAGCGTTGAGCTTCGGGGTGATTGCTTGAATGGCCGCGCGCTGGGCGACGTTAAGGAAGTCCTCGCCGTATGTTTCCACGTCTTGAGGCGTCAAAAGCGGCACTGGGGCCGGCTGTACGGGAGGCACCGGCTGCGGCGTTGTGTCGCGGGATTGGGTCGTAACAAGGGCGTCGCCAAGTTCGGAAAGGTGGCTCTGGAGCGTCTGCACCTGGGACGTAGCTTGCTTATATCGCCCTTCCATAGATTTCGCGTGCTGCATCCACTCGTTCGCGCCCCAGGTCGCGCGCGGATCGGCCGGCTGGGGCTGGGGTTGCGGCTGGGGTTGCGGCTGGGGTTGCGGCTGGGGCTGCGGCTGGGGTTGCGGCTGGGGTTGCGGCTGGGGTTGCGGCTGGGGCTGCGGCTGGGGTTGCGGCTGGGGTT